TAAACTCCACTATCAGTTTTCTCTGTTACTTTTCTATAAAGAACTGCCATAACTTCTGGTAAATGTTGCTCAATTCCATTCTTTATAAAAGTCTCCAGATCGGCATACTCACCAAGGGTAATATCATCTAAATTTGGATGGAATCCGTATTCAACCCCTTCTATTTCAATTATCCTTTTTAAAGAACTATCTTGCCCTGCTTGGAACTCTGCTATCTTTTCCATAATAACAGCTACATCTTTTAGACTAAGCTGATTTATTAATTGCTTAGACATATCTGATAAAGCTGCTATTGTTCCTTCTGCTTCTTTTGTCTTACTTCCTGTTTCAAACTCAATTAATTTAAGCCAAGTTTTCAGATTAACATCTGACCAACTGCTTATGAGTTTAAACTCTTCTGTCTTGCCATCCTTCTTGATTTTGACTTTCATCATAATATAATAGAAATAGTTGTTTTTTAGTTTAAAGTTTATATCTTTGCCACGTTTTCTCCTATTCTTAAGTTTGGTTAAGGGGTTGTAATGGGCAACCCCTTTTTTTATTGAACAAAATATTTCCCTGCATTTGGATTGTCTAAGTGATATATTACATTATATCTTATGCCATCTATTGCGTGATTATAGTTATCTACGTATAATTTTGAGGACTTAGATGCGTATATATAATTGTTCAGCTCTTTAGCTATGTTTGTAGACTCTGGACTTACTACTAAGTGATAGTCTTGCATTCTTGTTATACCACTTTCTATAGTTCCTTTCTTAACAGGCTTTATGTTTACTCCTAAGTGCTTTAGGTCTGCAATTAATCTTGGTTCTGCTGAATCTGCTATAATAAGTTTGTCATTTACTTTATCTAAAACTATTTGAGCTAGTTCTTGACTCTTTAATCCATTACGATAGATGTGTTCTTTAAGGTATATCTTCTTATGCTTCTTATCAATAGCCACCTCAGTAAGTGAGTCAGGGTCTATACTAAAACCAAAGTCCATTCCACAAGAAGTCTGTAAATTATCAGGATTAAATTCTCCAAATGACCAATTCTCAAATACAACTCCTTCTGCTTTATCTAACCACCCACCAAGAATTTTGTGAGTGTACTTTTTAAAGTTAGTATGCTTTATGCCCTTAATACGCTCTAGGAAGCTCGTAGAGAGGTTTTCTATATTGTCTAGGTATGTACTATGGATATAACACACATTGTCTTTAACGCCATTAAAACCACCTTCTACGCCTTTGCTTTGAAAGAACCTATCATAAATCCAGTGTTCTTTAGTTGCAGGGTTTAAAATAAGTATAACCCTATTTTGTATATTTTTCTCCCTAATACTAAGGTCTATTGTGTCAAAAGTGTTTTCATCTATTAATTCTTCAGCTTCATCTAATACCCAACAACTAATACCTTGTAATGATTTTAAACTTGCTGTCTGATTTCCTGCTGATGTCTTAATCCCTCTAAATAAAATATCACTTTTACTTTTTGTGTTTATTACTTCAGATTTATTTACATAAAACATTTCTTCCTTATAGCCTAGTAGTCCTATCTTTTGTAAAAATTCAGGTATGATTGACAAGTGAGCAGACACCATAGTATATCTGGTGAACAACACCCTGATCCCTTTTACCATTGTTAGTAATGTTAAGAATACTGTAACAGCAAAAGATTTACCTGACCCCCTACCTCCTGTTATAATAAAGTAACGACAGTCAGATTCAAATAGAGGGTTGTATTTATGATTCAGTCTCAGTTTTGTAGAATGTTATTAATGGCATATGTATAGGTTCATCTCCTGACGTTACATCTATTTTATTAGTTTCATTCATTCCTAAAATGTTTTTAGCTCCGTGTATTACAACTGATGGTACCTTGTCTTTTATACATTCATAGAATTTAGACTTAACAAAGTCTTTGGCTATTAAGTCAACATCTTGTACTGCTTGTGCAAACTCTTGATCTTCCTTTAGCCATTTATAATAGTTTGTTCTTGATAAGTCTGTTGATTTTAAAGCCGTAGTTACTACACCTAGACTTGACTCTAGTGCTTTTAACATCTGTTTCTTTGCGATTTGTGTTCTATTTTGTTCCATTTATTTTTTGTATTTTTCTTCTAATATTACAGGTACAGCATTATTCCACCTTATAGAATGATGTAATCGTTTGTGTTTATTTCCCATTAAATTTATCTTTGTACAAGATGGAGAAAATAATACAGTATAAAATGATTTTACATATGTACCACCATCTAAATAAAATTCAGTTAATCCCCCTGTATTTGTTTGAGTATCTAATTGTTCAAGTCTTAAATCACATATTGTTTGAAACAAATCTCCCTTTGTACCATATCTAACATAAGTATTTACATCTTCATTTATTCTTCCTATAAATTCAAATGGTCTATTTACTGAGCATATAAAAAAGTTCATTGCCTTCCTTGATAATTTCTTTTTAAATACACTGCTGTTTTCTCCTCCTATAAAATCACCACCCTGAGCAATACATAAAGTCTTTGCGTTTGTTTGTTTGTAGTAACTAAGTAAACTTGCAAACATTTTATCCAAGTTCTGTATTTTTCTTGACTTAGTTAAATAAAGCTGATTTTCATCTCTTGTATATCTGAATTCTGTATAATCATCATCAAGCACTAAAAAGTATTCATATCCTAGTTCTTTTGCTATATTAAATACTGCATTTCTTGCAAAGACTACAACCCTATCATCTTGAAAATTGTCACCAATGTCAAATAGCTTTTCTTGTTCTTTCTTATTAAACACTACCACCTTACTTCCATACATTTCTCTATATACAGGCAACTGCTTATCATCATCTGAACATACAAAATATAAATCTCCTGTATAATTAAATCTTTTAAGTGTTTCGTATGTATATACTTTTTCTGCTCTTCCGTATGTTAATATAAATGTTGCAAACTCTTTACTCTCCATACTCTTCAAGATATTGATTTGTTATTTTCTCATTTAAAGCTATGTAGCCACCTTCAATTGCTTTTTTAAAGTCAATTATAACTAAAGCACTATCTTCCATTAACTCTTGCATTTCCTTACTTGAATGTACATAGAATTCAGCTATATTTTTATAGTTAAATACTGTATGCCTATATGCAGCTTTTATTAAAAATTCTTTTTCTTCTTTTGTTACATTAGAAAGTCCTATCTTTTTTATTAGCTCTTTTACCTTATCTTCATTGTACAGCTCTTCTTCCGTAGGCTTTTCACCTGTTGGCTCATACTTAGGTGTTTCAATCTTTTGTGTATAAGTATTTTCATCTTCTTTTGTATCATCTAGGTTTTCCCATACATCTAAACCCCATTCTGCAAGTTGTACGCTATCCCATTCGTTTGCTAGTATATCCCATTCCCATTCTCCAAAGCCTACATTGTCTTTTACTATAAATTCTTTCTTTTGTTCTTCAGTAAGTCCTTCAGCTATTTCTATCCATACTTCTTTTAGTCCTGCATCTTTACTTGCTTTGAGTCGCATATTACCACCAAGCACCATCATATCCTCATCAACTACAATTGGTCTTAGTTTTAACATTTCAGGAAATTCTTGTATTGACTTTACTAACTTCTTAAATTTATCATTCTTAATGATCCTAGGATTGCTAGGGTTTCCCTTTACTTTACTAATCTTAACTTGTTGTTTCATATTATATAATAGAATTATTTGTTATTTATTTAAAAGTCCTCATTTATACCCCTTTCACCTATTAGCTTTTCTTTTGCTCCATCCCATAACATATCACGTCTTTTACTTAGTGATGGTTCTGTACGTTTTAGATTAGGCATTCCTTCTTTTGGTTCGCTATCCATATACTTACCACATCCACATTTAACATCAGTTACCCATTTTCCATTAACAAAGATAATCTTAGCTTTTGCCACTTCTTTTTCTTCTTTACCACATTTACAAGCATATAAAGTCATTTTGCTAACCCTCCAGTTTTAACTTTACTTTTGTTGTACAGCTTGTCTAACTCAAAATGTAAATGGTTTATTGCTTTTTGTATATCTTGTTCAGCAGGATTGCCCTCTTTCTTTCCTGCTCTAAGTAGGTAGCTTACTGCAACCCCACAATTGTAAGATAAGTCAAAGTCCTCTACTACTTTTCTTGCTGAGTAGCCATACTTAGTTCCTGAGTAGTAACTTGGTTCTGTTGTTTCTTTATAATCTATCGGCATCATTTAATTTTTTAATATTATTATATATTTCAGCGTTGTGCTTTTTTGTAATTCTATGTTCTGTGTAAAGTATAAAAATTCCTATTATTGCTATTATAGTAAATAGTATTATTTCAATCATTTTCTAAAAGTTTTAATAATTGTTGACTTGTGTAAATTCTATCATCACCCCCATAATTTTCATATATACAAGTAAAGTTTTCATCTTCGCCTTGATCCCAAGTCCAAAGACTTTTCACATTCTTTTTGATATGAAATCTCAATACAGATTTTATTGATTTATATTGTTTTTTTAGCTCGGCCATATTGTAATTAATTTAATCATTATATTTTTTATATAGTTTTTTTATTCCATCAAAGCAGGTTGATATGCAAGAACTACAATTAGTGCCAGTATCATAATTAGTGTTGTATATTGTATTATATGTTTCTATCATACGTTTTTTAGCTGCTACATTCTTTGCTCTGCCTGTTTTTAAGTCTTTCCACATATCCAATATCTCATCTATAATCTCTTGTGGTAAATCATCAGGAGCTGTTACTTCTGTAGTTTTATCCCAATACTTTTGAGGACAAGCCATAGGCGCTAGACGTGCCTTGATTTTCATAAAACATAAACACCTTTTGCATTGCCCTAACATTTTAGAATAATATATACAAGACTTACATATCT